AAAAATTTTAATAATAATAAAAATAAAAATTTTAAAAATAAAAATTCAGATAATAAACAATTTAATTACGACAAAGACAACGACGACGACTTTTATTTAAAAAAACACTTTAACATCCAAAATGAACGTGGTCCAGGATTTTATATGGAATTGGCTAATAACCCGGAAAAAACAGAAGAAATGGTAACCAAAGTACACAATTTAGAAAGAGGTTTTCAAAATATCGCAATATTAGAAAGTAAACTCCAAACATTTGAATACAATTTGAGACAAACACAAATCAGAAACAGGATTGAATTATCAAAACATAATAAAGATATTGAAGCTCAATTGGACTTTAACGTTAAATGGTGCGAAGCTCCTTTAAAATTATATGTTTACAAAAATGTCGTGAAACCCGAAAATTACAAATTGTCCAACTTTACAATTTTAGAACAAGAAAAAGAAGATAAAGTATTAGTAAAAGCAAATTTTCATGATCCATTAGCTGTGGAAAGAAGATTATCAGCAAGAGGTGTTGTACGTAGAGTAAACCCCATTAACCCTCTCACCCGTATGTTTACATATAAATTAGGAGATTTAGGATGTTCAACAAGACTTACAGCTCTTTACATGCCAGGAATGATTGTTTTTAATAGACCAATTATAGAAGCTAGGGATAAATTAAGAGCTAAGGATCTAGAACACAGACTTTTTGAAAGATATGGAGATGAATGGCAACAACAAGCAGAAGTCTGTGATTGTAAACAAGGAACCGTTTTATGTGGTCATTTAGAAACTTGTGACATAATAAATATGACCCATTCAATGTACTATCTCGATCAACAATTAATAAATTATATTATCAAAAAAGATAAAACCATCTGCGCAACTCTTCATATTTTTGCACCAGGTTCCTTTGAATATGATTACTATTGTGGAGGAGATCATTTATTAAACATAAAGAAAAATAAAAACAATGTTAAATTCAATGTTATTAATGACAAAACTTATGAACACAAAGCAATAATGAATTATTTATGGGACAAAAACGAGATAGTATTTAACAATTGTACTGTATCAGTTTACAGCAGAATCACACACGACAAATTTCATCACATTTCTGTAATAATTACCCCATTCAAATCTAAAGAATGTGATTATGACATGCCTTTCACTTTTATCATCAATGATGCTGTTAAAGACCAAAAATCAATTTTACAGGAGAGATATGTGCAAGTATGTAGTAAAGCAAATGAAATTAGTTTCGGACAAGAATATAATGAAGGAGAGATTGGTCATATAAGAATAGTAGATCAAGAAGGAAAACAACAATTAGATGAAACAGGTAAACCTAAAGTTATGTACGTGAGAAAATTAAAAAATAAATTCGTTTTTCCTAAGTTGGTTAATACAAATTGGTTGAGTTTTGAAAGTGTTTCTCTTTACTCCAGCAAGAATGAAAATGATTACCTTTATATAAAAGAAGAATTAATTACCACTTGTATGAAAACATTACAGTCAGAAGAATTTTCTAAAGCATACCCTTCAGTATTGTCAAAAATTATGACTCAAGTTAACACTTCCAATTCAGATATAATAATAAGTATCGTAATGAATATCTTAGATTCATTTTACAAATTAAAAATGGGATTAAAATTCGTAGAAAAGACAACATTATACCAAAACATTGAGAAAAAACAATTCGAAAACTACGATACAGTTTCTTGGTGGAGACCTATTGATAAAGTTAAAGATGTACTCTTCAACAAACAAGTCAAAAAAGAATTAAAATTAAATGAAAGTATTTTAAGAAATAAACGAGTTAACAATGTCTTAAGAAAAAGACTCATATGTAAGATGAAAGGTATAGCTGAAGAGTTTAATGGTAAGATGAAAACAAACGCTCCTTATGCTTTTTATTATAATTTAAAAGAGATAAATAAAAAAATACCAGAAAAAATGATATTCAGACAAAAAGAAGAACAGAGAGTGAAAGAAGATTATATAAAAGAAAAACAACAACAAGTCCAAATATTTTTCAAAGACCATCACTTACCAAAAGATGTCAATGTAAATATGTATCAACCAGCTGATCTACAAAAAATGAAAGAATATCTCAATAAAAACTTATTCTGTGATAACTTTTTATTAAAAAATTACCTCTCAAAATATGGTATAATTCCTAGAAATGTCGAAAAACAAAAATACAAAATAGCTTATCAATTAACCTCAAGATTATTATTCACAAAACAAGATCTTAAACAAATGAACAAAGATATAAAATCAGTAAACTACGAATATGTCAAAAATAATATGGATCAAGTAAAATGTGTTAAAAATGATTGTCTTTTCCATGCCCTAGCTTTAGCTTGCAGAGACGAGAAAGAAAATGCAGAAAAAGTAGCCTACATAATGAAACAAGATAGTGTAAAAGCAAGCTTGAATGACGGATTATACTTAGACTATTTAAGTAATGAGAAAAAGGGATTAAATTATATAAGATCACTTATGGAATACTACGGAGCCCATGTTATAGTATTTGACGAAGACAAATTTTTCAAAGGAGAACTTGATCCCGTAGAGAAATTGATAGTAGACTCAGAATATAATGAGGAAGAAGAATTTGTAGTTCTTTTGAAAAAAGGTAATCATTTGAATGCTCTTAGAAGAAAACCAAGAATGTTAGTAGGAAGCTTAGAAGAAGAATATCTAAAAAATGAAAGAATATTAGAACAAAAATGTATAGACAGAAAATTATACGAAGACTTCATTGTACAATTAGCAGATACCAAAGACAAATTTGTATGTCCTCAATATCCATTATTAAATGCCAATACAAGTTATGAAGAGTTTTGTAGAAATGTCCCATGTTACTGTAAAGGTCCCATGTGTGTAGGTCATACCATGAATGATAATCAAAGAGATGAAACCGCAATATTTTATAAGCAATGTCCCAGAGTTCAAATAATAGGAAATTTAAGACAGCTTTTAGCACAAAATCAGTACTCACCCAAATTAGAAAAAGAATTAAAAAATTTTATGGAAGAATTTTTAGAAGAAAAAGACATCGATTCCTTAATAGAGAAATATTTCACTAAAATAGATTATAGCAGATGGTTGTCCAGATGTAAGCCTAATTACAGAAAAAGAATCCTAAATTATCTCAAGCATATGGATAATTGGTATGACATTGAAGAACCCAACATAGTAAATGGTATGGTAAAAGAAGAGATACAATCAGTAGGAGACAAAGCAAGAATGTTAGGTTGTCCCACAATTTTACACAAAATTATGATAGGACCTATAGAATCTAATTTTGAAGATTTGTTTCATGAAATGTTTCCTGATTTTTGGGGTGTCGGAGAATCTACAAATGAAAAAGAATATCAATTAAACGAGTTGGTCAAAAAATATTCAGCTACACATGCAGTAACTCTAGATATAAGCGGATTGGATCAGTCTCATAACAAATTAGTTAAAATGTTCTGGTTAAAAATATGTAAAAAAGTAGTAGAGTTTTTAAAAGAAAAGGGTAATTCATTGTTCAATCCTGACAACATATACAAAGCCTTAACTAAAAAATCAACAATTATAGTCAATAGAGATGTCAAAGATAGAACTAAAATAATTTGTATGTCAGAACTTAACAACAAGATGGCTAGCGGACAAGGATATACAACTGTACTTAACACCTCACTAATGTGTTTTCTTTTAGAATTTTTAAAGCGAAAATTCAATCTTGTATTGGCAGGTAAAATTTCAGGAGATGATTGTGGACTAATTACATCAGAAGAAGAAGAAACACTTAGTAATGCTTTTGGATATGTCTTTTCGAAGAAAGGAGCTAACAATAAAGGAGGATCGGGACTAGTCATGAAATATTTTAGATACGGAGATTTAGATACTATTAGCCCTTGCAGTTTATTAAGTTTCGTATGTCCACATCATGGTTTAAGATTAGTTAGATTACCAGAAAGATATTTAGCCAATTTCTTTTACTCTCAGAGAATGCTTCCGATGAATAGAAAACTTAAAAAAACATTCTTTTCCGTAATATGTGTAGGGGAACAGTTTTGGTCTAAAGGATATTCTTTTTTCTCTGAGATTAATAGCAAACAGTTACCCAATGATTCAGATATGCAAGAGTTGATTGAATTTTGTAATGGAACCGCAAAAACCAAGGTATCAGGTATTAAAAATATGGAAAGATTGGCTTATGAGCTGTTTGCGAAAAGGGGTTATATTATAGACAAACAATTCAAGACAAATATAGAATACATATTCGACAGAGAATTCAACTATATTAGAAATGAAAATAAACATGAAGACCATAAATTACCAGTATACGAGTGTTGTGATATAGCTTTAACAGAAAGACTTATCGACATAACCCCTGATTTGATAACCAGAACAAATTCAGATATTCAGTTTTCAATAGATGAAGTAGAAGCATATTATAACAATTTAAATAAACCTGTAAATTTCAAATACGAAGTAAGCAAAAAATATAAGCTTCCAACTTATAAGGAATTACAAAATTTAAGAAAAGAAGGTAAATGCTGGGGACAAAATCAAATTCTTCCTTATGACTGCTTCTTGTACGCAGAAAAAAGTTTTTATTCACAAAGATTGAGATATTTCATAAATAAAATCAATAGATGGAGAAGGTTTTTACAGTAAATAGAAGATTTAAAAATTTAATTTAAATTAAGATTTTAAGACCTTTAACGGAGGGTGGAGAGGGATGTTAAAATTTTTAAATGTTTAAAATTAAAAAAGAACAACCAATAAAAATAAAATCAAGAAAAAGAGAAGATAAAGATATAATGAAACAACTATTACCACCAACAAAAGAAGAAATTCAACGACAACAAAAAGAAGAAGATGATAAAATTGAATCTTTCCTCTTGGAAGAAGAAGAAGAAGAAGAAGAAGACTCTCTCGATCCTAAAGCTTATACATCAATAGAAGATTCTGAAGAAGAAGAAGAACCATTTAAAATACCAAGAATTTCATATAACAAGAAATACCAAATATTTGATTTCAAATATAATGGTTTACCTGTAACAGTAAAAAATGAATATAGCGACTACACAGTACAAATATGTCAAGCCAAAATAAGTTATAAAAAAATTATGCAATTTCTAAGCTTTTTGGATCCTAATTTTGTATCTATAATAGAGTATATCAAAACACATTATAAACATATAATAGATTATCAAGATAAAAATTATGAGAGCAATATGCAAATATTTGAAAAAATTTCAGAAGTAGAACAAAAAATAGAGAATATAGATACAAATGTTGAAAAGTATCCTCATTTCAATAGATTCTTCCAAGTACCCAAAACAGAACAAATATTTATTCAAGACAAAAACAAAGAGAAAGAAAAGCAAAAATTGAAACAAGAAGTCAATGATATAAAACAAAGATATAAAAGTAAATCTAAATTTAAAAGAAGTAGAAACAAAATTAACCATAAAAAGAAATAAGGTCTTAAAATCTTAAAAAACCTTAATAAATTGCAGACAGTTGTGTGTTAACTGCAGAAAAACACTCTGACATAGAAACCTATTTTGTTAGGTCCTAGATTTTGCACGTCTAGGGTAATTAATTATTAGCTTCATTGCGAAGCAGCGTCACAAAAATGTGCATCGTGACGTAGTGTAACCCAAATAAAGTTTTAAGGGTCTGTAGAAGGCAGAATTTCAGCACAAAGGGTCAACATGCCCGAGAACTTCTTTAACAGAGAAGGCGGAGAAAGCAATATTTCGAGTGTGGGCTTTATGTCTATGTCAAAAGTCGTCGTTTGTTTTTCTAGTAAAAAAAGCTTTTCTTTTAAAGCTTTTTCCTTTCTGAGCCGTAAGACGGGGATCATGTTTGAATCCCCG